CTATGGGGAACCAACGAATACCTGTCTCGGGTCATAAGCGTTTCCAAGGATCGCTCTATAACCAAATTTATGGCCAGTCTTGTTGTGCACGGCGTCGCTGTAAGAGATGGGCTCATACCCTCTTAACGAGAAATAGCTTTTCTTGAAAAGCATTTCGTGTCACCACTGTCACACCAAACCGCATCAAATCAAATTTACTAAGGATATTTCATGATTGAATTAGATCAAAGCTCTAACCCGCGTTTTAAAAATGAAGCCGAACTTGGCTTAGCCATGAAAGAAAAAGCCAAAAGAGAAGGCCATGTAGCCAAGCTACCAAATCGAGATCCAGCTTCAGTCAAAGGCACTGCTCAGCAAAATTGGCGATCTATGGTCATAACCTATTTTGAAGACAATCCTTACCCTATCTACCGAACTGAACTGACCAAAATTCTAAAGATTGAAGCCGACACACTACGTCGCGTATGCCGGTCACTTGTTGTAGCCGGTGCTCTTAAATCTAAACGAACTCAGACAGGCGTTGTCTATAATGCTGTCAAAGGGGATTAGGTTTACTTGTTACTCAAATAAGCCTTCATCATCACTTCGAGCATATCCCCGTTAGTGCGTCGCTCTTTTTTACACAGCTCACGGAACTTAGCATAAACCGAACCATGAGCACGAATAGACATTTGTACTGTCGGATCAGGCTCACGTGATTGCCAACGAGGAACTCTTGTTTCTCTCTCAATTGGCTCAAAATTTAGGTCGTTATTAGCCATGATCTTTCTCCCATATGCTATGATAGTCTTTCGTCACCAGAGGTTTCATGCGTGCAACTCTTGCTGCTTCATTCACTTTGACCAGCCGTTTGAGATCACGCACAACCTCTTCTGCAAATCGCTCGGCATTGGCTTGCGCTTTAATCAGGCCTGTCACTTCAGACTCGCTCATGTCGTAAAGAGTGCCGCCCAAATTATGCAGGGACGAAAACGCAGTACGCCGGTTAAGTTCTACAGAAAATGCTCCCACCTTACGTCTCACTTGCGCGTTCAGAGAACGCTCCAGTCGAGACTTCACGGCAGCTTGAGTACGGGCAAAAAGAATACGTGCTGGGATATCTCTACGTGTAGAACGGCTCTGCAGCTTAAGCTCAGCAAGCGTCTCAATGGCGCCTTCAGCGTCCATTTGCTCATCCCCCATAGGAATGATTACCAGATCACTCTCGCCCATAGCAAAAGCATTGAGGCGCGTAGCTGCACCTTCCAGATCCAGGATGACAAAATCCGACTTACTTTTTGCGTCTTCAATTTCATCGTGGATCGATCTTTCTCCCTGCGACGCAATGACTTTAACACGTTCCGACAGTGTACCACGCTTAGACCATTTAAGAAGTCTCTTCGCTGGGTCCACATCTATCAACGTTACCGTGTTTTGCTTCGCCAGTGTCGTACCTAAAATAATAGCCGAAGTTGTCTTTCCAGCTCCACCTTTTGAAGATGCGAAAGTGATGACTGACATTGCCCTTCTCCTTATTTTTGCAAACACCCTGACACACCCTGTACACCAAACCAAGTAAAATAATACCAAAGCAAGTCACACCAACTCTGCTAATACTGTCTTGAGCCAATAAAAGGATAATATCATGCCTGCCGAATATTCGAATACATTTGAGCCCGTTACAAACTCTCATGCGATGATTCAAAGCAAAGGCCTCTACAACCTACATCCGATTTATACGTATGATTCTCTACTCTACGTTAAGATTGGTACAGGCTACGTACGTCTTCGCCCCGACAATAGAACCAGTAAAGACAACGTCTTCTGGAACGAACTTAATCTGATGGCTGCTTCATACGCAACGCAAGGAGTCGATCTCGTATTGGTTCCGCGGACTATGTCTGTCGTCAAAAAGTAAAGCTTTAGGATACCCTCATGCCTCTCACCAATGATCAACAAAATGCCGTGGACAAGTTCTACGATTTTTTGTTTTCCCCTGCACAGACTTTTACACTCTCAGGTGGTGCTGGCACGGGTAAAACCTACCTGATGGAATACATCAGCTCGACTGTGATGGAACAATATGAGCAGCATTTTGCTCTGATTCAATCTGAACCAAAGTACGTATCTGCAGCTTTTACGGCCACCACAAACAAGGCTGCAGAAGTCCTCGAAATGACGATTGGTAAACCTGTCCAAACCATTCACAGCTTTCTGTGTTTGAAAGTTCGTGAAGACACTTCGACAGGTAAGACGTACCTAAGCCCGACCGTCGAAGTAACTCTGCACAAAACTGTTTTGTTTGTAGACGAAGCTTCAATGATCGATGAGCAGCTTTACCGAGCTATCTTAGCTGCGGCCGAAGAATGCAAAATTGTCTTTGTAGGCGATCAAGCTCAAATGACACCGGTTAAAGAAGTCATGTCTCCAATCTATGCACACGTAGATCCGGAATATTCTGTCTTTTTAAGCGAGCCTGTACGCAACGCAGACACCCCTGCCCTCGTAGATCTATGTGCGCAGCTGAGAAGCACTGTCGAATCTGGGGAATTCTTCCACATCGATCATGTGCCAGGAGTCATCGAGTACCTCAATGGCCCTCAAATGAAGCAGATGCTGGAAACAGTTTTCTTTGACCGCAATCCTGACTCACGTGTTCTTTGTTACACCAACGCTCGCGTGCAAGAATTCAACAATGCTATCCGAGACATGAAACAACTACCTCCCCGTTACATGCCCGGAGAAAAGCTTGTTGCTGCACGTAATTACTTCAAAAAACCTAGTCAGATAGCCGTAGAGCGGCAGGTCTGGGTTATGGAAACAAACCACCAAGCTCAACAGTATGGCTACGCAAACTACACGCCCGATGGACAAGAAATCCAAGCTTGGGAATATCAGGTCTCTGCTACGCAGGATCATGGTAATACGTTTTGCGTTCCCATCCCTTGTGATGCTGCTTACGCGAAAAACACACTGGCCAACATTAAGCGCAAAAAAGACTGGCCTATGTTCTTCAAATTTCAAAACCAGTTTGCTGACCTGAGACCCGTTGACGCTTGCACTGTCTACAAAAGCCAAGGCAGTACGTACGATTCAGTTTTCATCGACATCGGCAACATAGGCACTTGTTACGATCCAGAACAAGTTGCCAGGATGTTGTTTGTCGCTGCATCTCGTGCACGCAAGAAAGTCTATTTGTTTGGTCAGCTTCCCGCAAAATACTTAGGAAAGAAAGTCGCATGACCCTTCGACCAACGCCCGATCTAGTCGACTACATAGCAGGAAACATTGCCTTCCATATTGAGGATACAAACTACAGAGAAGCTGGCGAATTACTGACACTCAACGCTCAAGCAACCGGCCGGTATGGCTTTACATATGGGGGTAGGTTTTACGATCATACCGCCTTAAAGCGCAATTCTTACAGGCAGCCCGATCCTTCCATACTACACCGAGTTCAAACGCATTATCTGGCCGTCACTAAATTCAACTCAAAGCTAACTCGGCTCAAACAAGGCCTTACACTGCCTTTGCGCGTATGCAAAACACACCAAGATATTCGGGACATGCTGCCAGACGTGGTCTCTTATCTGCCCCTTCTCTCCTCATATCTACGAACACGGCCGGTAGCATACGCGTTGCAAGATAACCCCCAGCAAATGCAAGAATATGAGGAAACGTGTGACCTCATCACATATTTCTTGTCAGCAAGGATGTTTACCTAATGCACTACCTGACATTTACAGATCAAAACATTACTGAATTTCCTGTCGCTATCTTGTCTGTAAGGCTTGAGCGCGACGGGTTTCATAGAGAGCACCTCTCAAGTGGCCTTCTTGATCCAAAAGATGTCATTGCCTATCAGGTACACGTCCCAGCAGGTAAGAAAAAAGCTTCAGCTGCAGATCAAAAAGAGTTCTTGTCTGAGCTGCTTCCAACTCTGGAAGACCTAAAAACTCAGTACATTGTCTGCACAAACGGGGACTATTTCAAAACTCTCACTGGTTCCAAAAAAGCAGAAGCAATGCTCGGGTACGTCCTGCCAAACGCTTATCCCGAAAGCATGGCTGGTCAGTTCCAAGTCATATATTGTCCTGCATATTCTCAAGTCTTTCAGAATCCTGGCCCAACTCGAGCCAAGATTAAACAGGCCTTAGATGCTCTCTTCGAGTATCAGCTGGGTAGCTATACCGATCCGGGTCACGGGTTGCTCAAGTTTACAGCCTACCCAAAATCCCTGACAGACATTCAAATCTGGCTCGACAAGCTGATAGAGATGGACGTCGATCTAGGAGCAGACATTGAAGGTTTCTCACTTCATCACGTAGACGCAGGCATTGGCACAATTTCATTTGCTTGGGACAAACACGAAGGCATTGCCTTTGCTGTGGACCTTGGACCCGATGGAGCTGCTGTCAGAGCTGCTTTGCGCACGTTCTTTGAGACTTTCCCACGTAAGCTGGTTTGGCATCACATTAGCTACGACGCGACTGTGTTGATCTACCAGCTGTTCATGAAAGACATCATCGATACAGAGGGCTTGCTGACAGGCTTAGACGTCATGCTGAAAAACTGGGATGACACAAAGCTGATCTCTTATCTGGCCACCAATACATGTGCCGGAAACAAATTGAGCCTCAAAGATCAAGCTCAGGAATTTGCTGGTAACTACGCTGTCGAAGACATCAAAGACATCACCAAAATTCCTTTGCCAGAGCTGCTTGAGTATAACCTAGTTGACTCGTGCTCTACCTTGTACGTCCGAGAGAAGCACTGGAACACGATGGTTCAAGACGAACAGCTCGAGATCTACGAAACTCTGTTTAAGGCTGCCATTGTCGACATCATTCAAATGCAGCTTACTGGTCTTCCTTTGGACATGGACGAGGTCAAGTCTACCAAGAAAGAGTTGAAAAAAGACCTCAACAATTCTCTCGACCGTATCCAATCTCACCCAGCTGTTGTGGCGTTTACCGAACAACTGAACCAAGAAGCTGAAACTGCTCGCCATGAAGATTGGTTGGCACGTAAAGCTTCTGGTGTTCGTGTAAGGGAATACACGCCTCTTACCAAGTTTGAGAAATTCAAACCCGGCTCTCCTCTCCAACTACAGAAACTGTTTTACGGCTTTTTGGATCTGCCCGTCATCGAACGTACAGACACCAAGCAACCGTCAACCGGTTCAGAAGTTCTGGAAAAGCTGAAAGCCTACACTGACAGTCTTGATGAGCGTGCTATGATCGATGCTCTGCTTGATTTCAAAGCAGTGGATAAGATCTACAGCACATTCATACCGGCTATGGAAGGCGCCAGAGAAGGCCCAGACGGATGGCATTACCTCTTTGGCTCATTCAACTTAGGTGGCACTGTATCGGGCCGTTTGAGCTCCTCAAACCCGAACCTGCAGACAATCCCTGCTAACGGCAAAAGCCCAACCAAAAAGCGGTACGCAAAGCTAATCAAGAAGTGCTTCAAAGCACCACCAGGATGGCTTTTTGTAGGTTTGGATTACGACAGTCTAGAAGATCGTATTTCTGCTCTGACAACCAAAGATCCCAATAAAATAAAAGTCTATGTTGACGGCTACTGCGGCCATTGTCTTCGCGCACAATCCTACTTTGCTGAAGACATGCCTGACATTGATCCAACGTCTGTTGAGAGCATCAATGCCATTAAAGACAAGTACCCTGATCAACGCCAAGACAGCAAAGTTCCCACTTTTTTGCTGACTTACCAAGGTACATACATTGGCATCATGGCTCAGTGTGGTTTTGACAAACCAAAGGCTAAACAGATCGAGCACAACTATCACGTGTTGTATGCCCACTCTGACAAATGGGTATCTGATCACTTAGATGTTGCCACTCAAATCGGTTACATCACAGCAGCCTTTGGACTTCGTGTACGAACACCCCTGCTTCACCAAGTCATACGAAACACCTCTCGTACGCCTTATGAAGCTCAAGCAGAGGGACGCACTGCAGGCAATGCCTTGGGTCAGTCTTGGGGGTTGCTCAACAATCGAGCGTGGATCGAATTCATGCAGAAGGTACGTAAGAGCCAACATCGGCTCGATATCCGTCCTTGTGCTCAAATTCATGACGCCGGTTATATGATGGTACGCGATGACATCGATGCAGTCGCTTACTCCAACGAACACTTGGTTCAGGCAGTTGCATGGCAAGAGCATCCTGACATTGCTCATCCGACTGTAAAACTCAGTGGAACCCTCTCTATTTTTCACCCGTCGTGGGCCGAAGAAATCGAGATCCCAAATGGCACACTTGCTCAGGATATTCCTGATGTAGTGAGCCAAGCCCTCCAAAAACGTGAACTTAAGAAAGCAGCATAATGAAAAAACCAACTAAAATCGGCACCACTCCTTCAGATCCAGAAAACAAGGTATTTTTTATGGTCTGCGCTACCGCAATCTACCGTGTTGGCGAACCTGACGAAAAGCAAGTTAAGCAACGCACCCTCAATATCTTGCTGGAACACGACAATATAAACCTCAGCAAGAAAGAACTCGATGACGCCAATCGAGCCATCATCAACCGGCTTAACAAAGAAAACAAAGTCGAACCAAATCAAGTTCTTGATGTTGTTTTCAACGCGATTTCTATCTTGGGCATGATGCCTGCTGACGTGTTTTACGGCAAAAAAGAAGAGCCTGCCGTCAACTAAAAATCTTTTTTTAGGTTGATACGAATGACGGCGTACTTGTAGCGTCGTCATTCACACCAAATCAAATCACATCAAATTTTTGGAGTCCTTCATGGGTAAAATTTCAAATGTCACTAACATTAGTCTGCCTATGGCTGTTTGGCTTGCATCAGATGATTACGATTTTCGCCCTAAAGGCAAAGCCATCTCTGCAACTGCTCTGCTCAAAGCACCGCGGCAAATCTTGCTACGCGAGCGTCTCACACCAGAAAATATCAAAACACCTGATGTGACTGATTTTATCGCATCCCGCATGGGGACATCTATCCACGACGGTATCGAAAAAGCATGGCTCAACAGCTATGAAAAATGTATGAAACTGCTTGGCTATCCCCAGCAGGTCATTGAGTCTATCCGCATCAATCCCGGCGACTTAGTAGACGGTGAACTTCCCATCTACCTAGAACGTCGAGGTAGCCGTGAAATCATGGGTTACACGATCAGCGGCAAGTTCGACCTTGTACTGAACGGTGAGCTTAACGACTTCAAAAGCACGTCTGTTTACACCTACATCAAAGGTTCAAAAGACGAAGATTACTGTCTTCAGGGATCCATTTACCGCTGGATTCACCAAGATATTGTCACTGAAGATACCATCGCTATCCAGTTTATCTTTACTGATTGGCAACGTGCGATGGCTAAGTCTGATCCAAAATATCCGCAAACACGTGTCTTGGAACATCGCGTTGCTCTGATGTCTCTTGAAGAAACAGAAGAGTGGATTCGGTCTCGTCTACGCACTCTCGAAAAACATGCAGAACTTCCAGAATCTGAGCTGCCTTTTTGTTCTGATGAAGAACTATGGCGCACAGACACTGTCTGGAAATATTACGCAGATCCAGCCAAATCCACAGATCCCAAATCGCGATCTACCAAGAATTTTGACACTGCACTTGAAGCAAGCAATTTCCGAGCCAGCAAAGGCAAAGGTATTGTCGTGGAAAAGAAGGGCGTGGTCAAAGCCTGTGGTTATTGCGCTGCATTTCCCATTTGCTCTCAGAAGGACCAGCTCACTCATGGTTAACTTTCCTCAAGTCGAACATCATCCAGCTGTACAAGCTATCGCAGAAAACGTTGCTGCCCGCGCAAACAACAAAGACATCGGTTTTTTTCGACTTGTAGCAGCACATTTTCTAGGTCTGCCAGCATCTATTATGCACGCTAAAGTGCGTAACCGTGGCGAAGACTTTCCCATCAACACGTACATGCTTGCCATTGCCAAATCTGGTGCAGGCAAAGGCGTATCTACTGGCGCCATGCGAGACGTGTTCACCAAACCGTTTCGACTGCGCTTTAAAGACGAGGTCATGCCAGAAATCGCTAAACGTAACTTGTTCAAGATGGCTCAAGATATCGCCATCAACAACAACACCAAAGAAGACGACGAGTTTGCACGGCTTGAAAAAGCTTACGATCGTCTCGGCGCTTACATGTTTTCGTTTGACTCTGGTTCAACTCCGGCCGCCAAACAACAGCGTGACAAGATCCTCATGGCTGGTATTGGCTCTCTGAATCTGGTCATCGATGAAATCGGTAAAAACATTGAAGGCAACTCCGAAGTTTTGAGCACATTTCTTGAGCTTTATGACAAAGGCTACATGGGCAACAAAGCCAAGGTATCTAGCGCAGACAACAAACGTGAGCTCGATCTAGAAGGCATGTCCCCAGCAAACCTGTTTGCCTTTGGCGAACCTACTGCTGTGTTTGACGGTGGCTCTGTAGAAAAGGCTTTCAGAGGCTTCCTAGAGGCCGGCTACGCACGTCGCTTCATCTTTGCCTATGGTGACGTCATACCTATGGGAGAGTCTCTTACAGATGAAGAATTGTACGATCTCGAGACCCAACAACTTGAAGACCCTAGCATCCATACGTGGATTGATCGGATCACTGAGCTTGCAGATCCAGCATTCCATAATTGGGTCATTGAGATGCCTCGAGAAGTCGGCATTATGAACGTCCAGTATCGTCGTCACTGCCAAGCTCTAGCGCAAGAGATGGGAACCTACGAATCTGTACAACGTGCGGAGATGCGTCACCGGTATTTCAAAGTGATGAAGCTTGCTGGTGCTTACGCTTTCTTCGATCAAGTCAGCACCATGACAGAAGATCACTATCTGATGGCCATGAAGCTCGTTGAAGAATCTGGCGAAGCATTTCAGGCATTGCTACGCCAAGAGCGGAATTCAGAAAAGCTTGCACGCTACATTGCTGAAAAGAAGATCGAGCTTACCAAAGATGATCTTCAAAGCGACCTGCCCTTCTATCCTTCTTCCAAAGGTCCACAAGAGCTCCTTATGGATATGGCTGTAGCCTGGGGATACAAGAACCACACCATTATCAAAAAGACGTGGCAGGACGGCATACAGTTCTTCCAAGGTGAAAGCCTTGAGGAGACTTCTCTCAAAGACGTCAAGTTTTCGTTCTCTGATGACTACGCCTACCGGTACGCTGTAAACTCTGAACCAGTTGCTTTTGAAGACCTACATAAGCTGACCCAAGCAAAAGGAATTCACTGGGCAAACCACGCTTTTGATGAAGGCCACCGTCATGAGGAAAAAGTCATCCCTGGCTTTAATATGATTGTCCTAGACATCGACGGGGGTGCTTCTTTGGACATGGTTCACGACGTCCTATCAGACTACGTCTTCATGACGTCTACCACCAAACGTCACACAGCTCAGGAAAACCGTTTTCGTTTGATCCTACCTACCAATTATCAGATCAAACTGGACAAAGCAGACTACCGTAAATTCATGAACAGTCTCATGGAATGGCTGCCTATCCCAGATGACGCGCTCGATCTTGGGGCAAACCAACGAAGCAAGAAGTGGGAAGCTAATCCGTCAGGCAACTACTACTATTCTGAAGGTACAGATCTCCTCGATATCTTACCCTTTGTCCCAAAGACCTCTCGTAACGAAGAGTATCAGAAACAGAACAAGGAACTACAATCTATGGATTCTTTTGAACGTTGGTTCGCTGAAAAGTGGCAAGACGGTAACCGTAACAATCTCATGCTAAAGTTTGCTTTAGGTTTGCTTGATTCTGGCTTAAGCTACAACGCCGTTGAGGATAGGGTTTTGACTTTCAATTCCCAACTCCCCGACGGTCTGTCGCCTGATGAGCTGAAGCGTACGGTCCTTGTGACTGTCGCGCAGAGGGCGCCAGTAACACCTTAACTAAGATGGGATGGTCCTTTCCTAGTAAGGCGGGGGTCTAAGTTATTCTTAGATCCCCACTCATCAAATCTTTGCATGATCAGTAACATCCCGAACCAAAGGAACTCTTATGAGCCAGAACAAAAATATCGTCCTAATTTCGGGCAAACCCAACTCTGGTAAGTCCAGCTCTCTTCGGAACATGGACGTGAGCAAAATGGTCTACCTGAACACAGATCTCAAAGCCGTACCTTTCAAAGCTAACTTTGCAGCACAAGCCGAGATTTCAGACGCAATGGACGTGCTTGCGTACATCAAACAAATCGAAGAAAACGACAAAATCTCCGGCGCTGTACTTGATACGCTGACATTCCTCATGTCCATGTATGAACGCCAGTATGTCTCTAAAGCTGCAGACGGTCAGAAAGCTTGGGGCGGATACGGTAACTTCTACAAAGAAGTGATTCACGCCATCAAATCAGGAACCAAAGATTACGTCATTTTGGCTCACGAAGACACGATCTACAATGAAGCTAACTTGACTATGGAAACTAAGATTCCGGTCAAAGGCGCCGTAGGTAAGATCGGTGTAGAAGCTGACTTCACAACCATTGTTGGAGCCAAACAAGTTCCTCTCAAAAAGTTGGAAGGATACGAAAACACTCTTCTGAACATCACCGACGAGGAGAAAGAAGACGGTATTAAGTACGTCTTTGTCACACGCATCACCAAAGATTATCCTGGAGAAAAGATGCGTGCTCCTATCGGATTTTGGAGTCGAGATGAACTTTACATCGATAACGACGTGAACCACATTTACGATCGTCTCAAGTCTTATTACAGCACCGCAGCTGCGGCTTAACTCACACCACACCACCCCAAACCCAACCATAATAAGGAGACTGCCAATGGGTATGTTTGCCAATCTTTCCACAGAAGATCTCACCGACTCTAAAGACGTTCTCGGTGGAGGTTATGAACCACTCTCTTCCGGCGTTTATCTGGGTACAGTTACTCTTGCGTACCTTAGCGAAGCTGCCAACTCTAAGGCATCTTGTGCCAATATTCACTACACCGTGGACGGCACAGAACACCGTGAGCAGATTTGGTTCACCAACCGTAACGGTGAAAACTTCTACGTTGATAAGCAAGACGGCAAAACCAAACACGCTTTGCCAGGTTACCAAACACTCGATGACATCACCTTGTTCATCACGCAGAAACCATTGACCGAGCAAGATGATGGTATCGAGATGAAGACCGTCAAGCTGTACAACAAAGAAGCCAAAAAAGAGCTTCCCACTGAAGTCCAGTGCCTGACGTTCTTGCATGGTGGAGAAGTTCGATTGGCTATCTTGCGCCAGATTGAAGACAAGAACGCTAAAGGCGAAGACGGTAATTATCATCCTACTGGTGAGACCTACACGTCGAACACGATCGACAAAGTCTTCCACCCTGAGACACGTCGAACCATCAACGAGTACAAGCACGGCATTGAGACAGACGAGTTTGCAACTGCATGGCTTGCCAAAAACGAAGGCAAAGACCGTAACCGTGCCAAAGGTGTTGCGTCTGATGCCGGACAGTCTGGTACAGGCTCTCCAGCAGCTAAATCGTCAACACCGAACCTCTTCGGCTGATGGTTATTCTAGGCATTGATCCGGGTTTTACAGGAGCACTTGCTGCTTATGATCCGGGTCATGGGTCGCTGCGAATTCTCGACATGCCCATCACTAAAGATCCCAAAGGACGGACAGTCTTAGACATGCACACCATGTTTCAGATACTGACGCCTCCTGGCGGACGAGTGATGGCTGTCGTAGAATTTGTAGCTGCTCGTCCAGGCCAAGGCGCACCAGCTACCTTTCGATTTGGGCAGGGATACGGGGCCATTCAAATGGCACTCGCAGCACACAGCATTCCTACACAATATGTGACGCCTGCAAAATGGAAGAAGCACTTCGGTCTCAGCAAAGACAAAGGTGTTAGCCGCGGTCTGGCACAGCAAAGATTCCCTCAAGTTGCAGATCAATTCAATCGAGTCAAGGACGACGGTAGAGCAGAAGCAGTTCTCATTGCTCTGTACGGTCACGAAGTCCTCTCTTGATACTAAGGCAAGCTGTGAGTGTCTGAAGTGAGCCCATTGGATAGTAAAGAGCTTCAAACCGCAGCAGTCACAGCACGATCCATTGGCTCGTTCCCCCCGTGTGATGTGACACTCCAATCTAACCCCAACTGCAAAGGATCCAAGATGCAGATTACATTGAACCAAGAAGAGATTAACGAAGCCGTTGAGATCTACGCACGTGCACAAATCAACATTGCTCCAAACCAGAGCCTCGATATTGATTTTGTTGCCGGACGTGGTGCAAACGGTCTCAGCGCCACACTCGATATTCGTACCAACAAAGGCATTGCGGCAGCTCCAAGGGTCACACGTGAAGCAGTCAACACACCGACTGCTGTTGAGACCAAAGCGCCGGAAGCGGTTGCAGAGAAACCCGAAGATAAACCTGCAGACACCAAGTCTCTGTTTAAGTCCAAAGCAACGGCCGATACTGACGACAAAGTAGATGAGCCTACCGAGACTACTACACCTAAGTCAGTCTTTGCGCAGTCTGCTAAAGCTGGCTGATGGGATTCTTTATATTTGCTTACGTTATTGTCTTACTGCTGGTCTTTATGAGCGTGTTGGCCGCTGCTTGGTCACTCGCTTTTCAGCTGTTCATTCTGTCGTGTGTGATTTTGATCGGCGTACTTTTTGTACGTCGCAACAAACCTTCACCTGATCCAGATGACCGATACAACAACATCAACTATAAAGATCATAGCAAATACTGAACCAAGCAAGATGCAGCTGGCTCTCTGGCTGCATCTTATTTGAAAGGCTTTACCTATGGATATCAATGACATCTACAAGAAACCTTCAGACGATGATCTTCGTAGAGAGCTTCCAGAAATGATCCGTATATCGGTAGACAAAGGCAACGATAGAGTCATGTTTATCTTACGCAAAGAGCAAGCTCTAGCTCTTGCAGAGGATCTCGAATTTGCTTTAGCTTTTGAACCTCCCGGCGCTTTAGACTTACTTTGACGCTCTAAACCGCCCCACCTTACATAGAATAGTTACGTCCAATAAGTTTGCCTTATCGGACGTTAAGTAAAAGGATCAAAAACATGCTCAAGATGAGCCACCGAGACTTCCCACGCGTTGACGACACAATGGAGCCCATCATGGCCGAAAAGACAGTAACACGCGAAACAGCTATCGACGCATTGCGTTGCTTAGCAACCGCCGACGCATTGATCCTCGACGTCATAGGTTCGTCAAATGGATACCGCAATGACACAATCGCAGAGATAGAAAATCAA